TGAACGAGGGGCGATTTACGACATCGGCGTGGACGTGGCCGCCGGCCTCGAAGATGGAGACTGGAGTGTGGCGGAAGTCCTTCGCCGCGACACGATGGAACAGGTCGCCGAGGCCCACCTCAAAATCGACCCCATCGACTTTGCCGAACTCTGCTTCTGGCTCGGCAAATACTACAACACCGCCCAAATCATCGTCGAGATGAACGGGGTCGGCTACATTACTGGAAACAAACTCGGCCTACTCTGCTACCCATACATTTACATCTGGCGCCACCGCGAGCGGGCGGCTCCCACACTATCAAGCTATGCTGGATTCAAGACGACCTGGGAGACCAAGAAGCTTCTTGTCGGGAACACCCGCCACGCTTTTCTGCACCGAAGGCTCAAAATTCATTCCCGCGTTCTTTGGGACGAAATGTACCAGTACTGCCGCGTTGGCGAAGACGGCTACGGACCCGCGCTTGGTCACGACGACGCCGTGATGGCACTCATGCTTGCGGTGCAAGGGATTGTTGACGAATCGTGGGGAAAACTGCACGATGGGAGCGATGTGAAAGACCACCGTCCGGAGGAACAGAAGGCCACATGGCAGTACCTGAAAGACTTAGGGCCCGCCAAAAAAATGAGCCCATCGGAGGCAAAAATCATGTCTTGGTTCAGTAGGGAGGGATTATGAAGAAGCTCGACAGTGCCGCTCGTCAAATCGTCGATTGGATTTCCAAGCGCGACCCCAATTGGAAATCCTGGATTCAGTTTGCGAAAGAGGAAAATCGACTGTCAGACTTCGAGTGGGTCATCGCCATGCTTACCTATATGCTCGACACCGGCCAGTACATGATTCCCCCACGACCGGAGTACCTCGAAGATGGCCCTGCGGTCGGGGACCGTGCGGTATGCCAAGTGTGCGGAGAAGAACTCGAAGTCCGCTTCCTCGGCCAAAAGTTCCACACCCGAGACCAATTCTGTCCCGTGCGCGATTTCAAAGATGAACCATCGGTCATTGGCCCTGGCGACACCGAAGAGGAAGACAAAGAGGACGAAATTCCCCTCTGGGATGAATAATCATGCCAATCAAGAGCATCTGGGGAGAAACCGAAGACGAAGTCCTCGATGCGCTCGAACGCATCGACCAGGAGACCAACCTCTCCCGTCGGGACTTGAAAAGCCGATGGGAAAAGGCCCTCAAATTCTTTCGTCAGGGCCAAACCGGAAGCCAGGCAGACATTTTTCGGGTAAACCTCGTCAACATGAACATCCGGCGCGGGGCGGCGATGCTCACCGAGATGAAACCCGAAATCATGGTCACTGCCCGCAAGGAAGGACTCGGGAAGACCGCAGATATTCTCACCAAGGTCATCCACGCGATTTGGGAAGAGTGCCAGCTCCAGATGGTCTTCGAGGACCTCGTGACCATCGCCAAAATCATGCAGTCGAGCTTCTGCCAAATCGCCTGGAACCCCCAGGAACACTACGGCCTCGGAAACATCGAAATCCGCGCACTCGACCCTCGCGTGGTGGGCGTGGACCCTCACATCAAGCACGCACGGGACTTGAAGTACGCCCAGTACATCTGGGTCGATACCGTGGTTCCCCTCTACGTCGCCAAAACCAATTTCCCCAAGCGCGCAAGTGAAATCGAGCCCAGCACGTTCAGCCGCGATGACATCGAAACGGAGGCCCTCAAGGGCCAGGGACTCAAGCGCGTGCTTAGTCGGCTAACTTACGGGGACAAGGGTGGACAAGGGACTCAAGCAGTGCCTCGGGTTGTGCTCAGGACGTACTGGCTCAAAGACCCCGCAACCGACGAAAACGGCTCACCGCTTTACCCGAACGGGAGAGTCATCGTGAAAGCTCGCGACCAGGACCTCATCCTCAACTACGACAAAGATGGGGTCCCTGGGCAGCCAAGCCCTTACTACGACGGTGAGCCGCCCATCGAGTGGCTCGACTTATCTCCGGACATCGATTCCCCGTGGGGGCTCGAAGAAATCAGCGCGGTCAAGCATCTCCAAAGCGCATACAATCGCATCGGGGATGCTCTTGTCACCAAAAGCCTGCAAGATGCCATCAACACGTGGGTTACGGACACCAATGCCCTCGGGCCGGAAGCCATCGATTTCTTGAGGAACGCTGGTTTCTACGTTCTCGAACGTGCCGTGGGCCGTACCGTGGACAAGCGCCCTGGGGAGCTCCAAATTCCCTTCGGAATCAACCTTCTCATGTTCCTCCACTCCCTCATGGACCAGCTTTCCGGAGTGGCGGACTCGGCCCAAGTGACCGGAAGCCGAGGTAGAGCCGAAATCCGCTCCGCCCCCATGCTCGAAGGGCTTCAGCACGCAACCCAAGTGCTTATCCGTGCGCAGGCAAGACGCCTTGAGAGCTTCATCGAGCGCCTTGGCCACAAGCTCATCTCCCGCATCTTCCAGTTTTACACCGACGACCGAATCATGACCTACACGACTTCGAGCGGGAACATCAAAAAGTTTCGCTTTCAGCGCCAGGAGCTCATTGCCGAGCTTGTGGAACTCGCAACCGATGAACTCAAGCGCCGCTTAAGCCCCAAGCCCGAAGGCTACGCAAGCCCAATCGAACTAACCCAAGCAGCCTTAGGTGGAGCGCAAACGCAAGTCGTGGCCAAACCAGAAGAGGAGACTAAAATCACCGCTGATGAAATCTTGAAAATCATCAAGGGCGCCTGGCGCGACTTCCGCTTCCATGTAAAGCCCCTGTCAAGTGTCTCCCTCGTACGCATGCAGCGCGCCCAGCTTGCAATTCAACTCTCGCAGGCAAACCTCATCCCGACCCGCGTGGCGCTTTCCGAGCTCGGGTACGAGAACCCTAACGAACTACTCCAAGAAGTCCGTGAAGAGCTCGAAATTAAAAATGCCCTAGGGCTACAGCCGCAAGCAGTTAAACCAAGTAGGTCGAAGAGGTCTTGACAACACTCTTGACTTCATGCAATAGGGCCAATCGTGGCTCTGACCCCCATCCCATCACCCACACCCTTACCTCCACCGACCTCGGCACCTTCCGGCCCAGAGGGTGCTGGGATAGCTTTAGCGCGGTCAATGCCTGTTCCTCCTACAAGCGGCGCAATACCGCCCAATCCCCAAGCACTGGCGTCGATGCTCAGCCAACTCACGGGTAGGGATGGGGGCCAGATGCCGCCGAATCTCCAATTTCTCTTGTTTCTCGCGGGATTGGGATTTCGAGAATTTGCCCGTGCAATGCGGGAACTTCAAGGGGGTAGGGGACAAGTAAGGACGGCTACTTCGCAGGCCGTTCCAAGGCCGCCAGCAATTGGCAGCATGATTCCTGGTCCTGGTCTTCAAGCGGACCAGGCTCAAAGTGGTGGACTTGCGCCTCCGCCTCAAGCTGTGGAGGCGATTGCGCGACGGATGGCGCTCATGCAGGCACTTCGGGCCCTTCAAGGCCAAGCGCCAGGAATGCAGTCACCAATTGCCGGTGGACCAGAAGGCGGTCCGCCGATGCCATAACTGGAGGAGAAGATGGCAATTAAAAGTTTCGACCAGTCGATCGAGACGGGTTACGGCTCCAAGCGCGGGAAAAAGCGAGGTAAAAAGCGCTCCCGCCGTCGAGGACGATAGAGGGGACAGACAATGGCGGAGTTTTTGACGAGCGGCAAGATTTCTCCAGAAGGCGCAATGCAGGACTCGGCTCCAGAGGCCGAGGCCCCACGCGCCCATGAAGCCCAAGCCGAGAGTACCGGTCAAGCGCCTCGGGAATCTTCGCCGAGAGCTCAAGAGTCTCCTCCCGAGCGGCTCGCCCCGCCCGAGCCGGACTTGAACGAGCATCTTCTTCGCTCGTTCGGAATGACCGAGCAGCAACTTCGGGAGACCGTCAATTGGGCCCGTCAAGCTGCTGAATACATTCAGTCCGGTCGGCTCCGTCCTGTAGAAGAGCAGAGCCCTGAGCAAACTCAGTTGCAGCAGCTCTTCGAGCGCTGGGATGAGCTCGGTCCCAGGGAGCAAGCGCAAGCTCTTGTGATGGCCTCGCGGGAGGCGCTTAAGCAAGAGCTTCGTCAAATTGAGCAGCAGTTACAGGCTTTTCAAAAGAATCAGGCGGCTCAACTCCAGCTTGCGATGCGCTCTATCAAGCTAGCGCAAGAGGCTGGCGTGCCTTTCGATGAAATCATCGTGGAGGCAACGAAGCTCGCCTCCATGAGCCCTGATGACCTCTTGCAGGCAGCCTTGGAAGCCAAAGTGCGACCCAAGAAAATGCAAGAGGAAATCAACAAGGCCGTCCAAGCCGAGCTTGCTAAGCGGATGCAGGAGCAAGAAAACCAAGAAGCGCAGTCACTCCTGCATCAGACCGGCATCCCACGTTGGATGCGCCCCAAGAACAAGACCGAAAACCCGCTGCAAGAACAAATGCGCCGCCGCCTGGAGATTCTTCGAGCACTCAAAAAGTCCGCATAAACCGGAGGTAATCCCCTATGCCACTACCGCAATACCAGTATCCGATTAACACATTGGTGTCGATGACCATCGACGCCAAGCTGGATGAGATTGTCGATGGTATTTTTATCTCCAACGCTCTCTTCCAGCGCCTGTACCAGAACTACCAGGGCGGAAATTCCCGAGCGATTCGATACCGTGGCGGAATGCTCATTCGCTCTGCCATTTGGTACAACAAGATGCCCGCATACTCCTACGGTCCTGGCACCACGTTCGGGACTGCGAAGCGGGAATTCCAGACCGACCTGCAATTCGAATGGAAGCAGGCAGCGGCAGAGTTGAACGTCTACGGTCTCGACGTGTTCCGAAACCAATCGGATGTGGCGCAGATTTTCGATTACGTCGAGACGGCCACCATCAATGCGTTCAATTCTCTTGCCGACGAAATCGGCTTCATGATTTTCGGCACACAGCAAGACCCGACGACGGGCCAAGTGGTTCCGCGCGCCTTCCAGCCGACTGACTGGGACGGCCTTTACAACGGAATTCTCGACACTGGCACGTACGGTGGGATTCCGCGCTCGCCGAACTTCGGGACTCCTGGGTACGCGATTCGTTCCCAGGTTTTCGATGCCGGCGGGGCGCCAATTTCGTTCTCGCTCATGCAGCGAGCGTACGGTGCGGTCACCTTCAACCGAACCCGGCCTGACTTGATTGTGACTACCCAGAAAATCTGGGACCAAATTTGGGCACGTTCGCAGCCTTCGGAGCGCAACCAGCCCGGTCCGCTTCGTGAGGTTGGGTTCGAGACGGTTCGCTTCAACGGGGCGGAAGTGGTGGTGGACCACCATGTGCTGCCTGGCGAAATGTATCTTCTCAACACCAATTTCATCGAACTTTGGCTCGGTGAAGGGAACGATTTCATTCGCCGGTCGAAGCGCGATGGATTCGACAACGGTTATCCCAATCCGGTCCAGGATTCCTACATCGACCAAGTGATTTGCTACGGGAACCTGGTCGTTTCTGGGCCGCGATACCAGGCCAAAATCATCAACATTGCTGAGTAATGGGAGGCGGTCATGGCTCTTGATGTAAAACCTCTTCCGCAACCGCTCTCGTTCCCGTTCACTGGAGATGCGTATCGTTTGTCGGGACTCGCAAACGGTCGGCAAACAATCGTCATTCCTGACAAAAAC